ATAAGTTCCATAAACCACTAATAAAATAATTGTTATTATAAATAGCGGTGGAATAAATACAGTTACAGCAAACCAAATAATAGATACTAAAGTATAAATCATAATTTTGAGTATTAATTTCCCTGTTTTAGTATCCTTAAAAGTTATATTCTCATCTGATGATGAATCATCTTCTGTTGAATTGCTGTAAAATAATTTATTTTCATTTACTTCGTACTGGTTGCCGCAATAATCACATTTGCCATTAGTCATTGAGTGAGCGCCACAGGTTTGGCATTCAACTAATTCCATTTTATTTTCTCCGTTTTTTGGTTGCATTGGTGCATTTGTTCTTGGCGGTCTTTCAGCAGTTGTAATGCTCATTGTTATCTCCTCTTTCCTTAACTATATATAAGTATAACAAAAAAACTCTAAGCTGTCAAACTTAAAGTCTTTATTTAATCATTTTTTCAATTCTCTTAATTCTTCAAGTGCTTCGAGTGTTTCAACCATTAACTTATAACTTTCATATTTTTCTCTTGTAAGGTCATTTTTAAATTCTGCTAAAAGTAATTTAATTGTTTTGATGTTTTCGCTCATTGTTGTTTCTCTCTTTCTTAACTTTATATATATTATTATATCAAAAAGACTATACTCTGTCAAGAATAAAGTCTTTTGTTTTTTTACCAAGCACCTTTTTTAATTAAATCAACTATCATGTCAAAAGCAATGTCATAAGCACGAACAGTATAAACTAACTTTTCTTTTGGAATATCTTCATAGTTTTCATAAACTCGCTTTTTATTTTCAATCTCATCGAGCAATATATTAACTTTGTTTATTTTGTGGTTAAAGTCCATCTAAACCTCTTTCAATTTATTTTTGAACCAGATGATTCGCTCTTTGAACCAAGCGTCAACTCCCTCAGGACGTAGCCATTTCCCTTGTTTCACTCCATTCTTTTCCATGAACTCAATCACTTTATCAGGAGTTTCAAGTTCGCCAAATAAGCTAGGTTTAACAGAATTGAATTTACTAAACATTTCCAGCGTTTCAATGTAACTATCTTTTAGAAGTTCTGTATCAAGCAATTTCTGGGCTTTCTCGGCACGCTTAGCAAGTCGTTCGTTAGCTTGTTCCAGTTGTTCTTTTTGGCGCTGTAAGCTCAAATTATGATTAATATAAGCAATTTGTTGGCTATGACGTCCAAGTTTACCTTGCGTATTAAGTTCGATTAACTTAGCTGTCCCAGTACCTAGGATTTCATCTGGTGTGAGATTATATTTATATTTTTTGTTCGTATTTCGTACGTAGTTATCAAGCGTTTGTTTAATTTTAAGTTTTTTATGTAGTTCTCGTAATGTTGTCAATTTAATACCCCTTCATATATTTTACCAAACTTTAAAGCGTTGATTTTAACTAGCTGTTTCAAGTCTGATATAAATTCCTGTTCCCCATCAAAGTCAAACGGCATTGATACGTTTTCTTTTATCCAAGTGAAAGCTCCGTCAAAGTCTTGTTTCAGTAAGCTCATTTTATCCACAATGTCAATGATTTGCTCTTTTTCCTCTGTTGTGTACATATAACCAACTTTCTAGAAAGGTAGGTCTGATTCATCAACTTCAATCGGTTCAGAGTTTCCAAATAAGTCTTGTTTAGCTTGAGATTGTGATAGAACGCTATCTACACCAGAGATAAATACTTTTTCAACTGTAGGGAAAACAAAGTTATAATTTACATACTCGCCTGATTCCTTAGCTTGTACACGTCCGCTTACTGTTACGGTATCGCCTAATTGAATGAAGTCAGGCAAGAATGCTGAACCGTAAGCAATTTTCACGCTAGAACCTTTTTCTTTTTCAAATAATGGTACTGAAATAATTTTCTTATCGCCTTTTGATGTGTTTACTGTACGTGTATTTTTTTCATTTACTTGTGTAGTTACTGTGATAATTGCCATTTATTTATTCTCCTTTTTGTGCTAACCAAATCGTCATGATATCAGTAATTTCTTTTTTAGTCTTATCTTTCAAGCTGCCGATGTTTTCATATCCTAGCTGTTCAGCTCGTTTGATAAGTGGTTGAATTTCTCTAAGTCGTTGCTTTTCAGCTTCCAACAGTTTCTGTTCTTCTGTCAAGTCAGGTAGGTCTTCGCCTGAATATATGTATAAACCAAGTCCAAACATAGCTAAGTTTTTAACCAAACAACGCATAATGGTTTTATTTACATCAAACATTGAAGCTTGTTCTACTGTTTTTTCTCCGAACTTAGTCTTATATGTATAAGATTCAAACTTCATTGCCTTATTAGCTCCGTCCATTACAGGAAGCCACATCTCATGTGTAATATCATCAACCGTAACAGAAGTGAATACCATAATACCAAGAGAATTATCGTATAAATAAGGAACTAATTTACCTTTACCGTCATCAAATTTTTTAATTTCATAAGTAGCCGTAGGACAAACTTTTTTAAATTCAGCCCAAGCCCAAGACCATGATAGATAACTTAATGAAGTTTTACCAGTCTTTTTTTGTTCAACTTTATTATTAACATTAATTGCATTAAGCTGTTCAAATACGCTCATTTTTCATCTTCTCCTCTTTCTACAGTAAATATGTCCCCTTGTCTTGAAATATCAATATTATATTTAAGCAGTTGTAAAATATAACCTTTGCCCCAATAGCTCCATAATTCACTTATCAAGCCATACAAGCACTCGTTAGGTTCTGCCTTATACTTTGTCACATTCATTTCTTTAAGCTCGTTAGACAGCTTTCTGACACCTCTAGCATAATGTTTACTTGCTTTTTCTTCTACTTTTAAACTTTTGTAGTTGCTTTTCATAAATGAACTTTCTAATATCTTCTTTTTGTTGTTTTTCCTCTTTATCAGACCATCCAACTTTTTGACCTTTTCTTTTTCCGCTTTGATATACTCGTCTATTATCCTCTGGAAAGCCATTTTTTTCAAAGTACATTCTAGCATATTCAAAATAATTCAAGCTATTGATGTACTGCTGACTGTCATTTTTATGATAATTAAGAGTTATTAATCGTCTTTCAGCTAGAGATTCAAAAGATGTTATCATACTTTTTCTTTCATTAATTTAACTACCATTTGTCAGTTCTCCTTTATTTCTATAATATTATTATATCAAATTACTATAGCTTTATCAAACATTAGATACTATTTTTTTATTTATTTCTGATTTTAATTGTAATGCTTTAACTAATGCACGTTTAGAATAATCATTTTCGCAAGCGTTATTCAATTTTTTAGACTGTCTGACTAGAAATTCAGCACGATTTAGCCATACTTTAAATAGTTCATCATTATGCCATTCAGCTTTAATCATTTCCTCTAATGCACGATATAACCAACCGTAGACCTGTGCATGCAAATTAATTGCCTTGCTTTTATAATCAATCATTTTTTGTTACCTTCCCTTGTTCTTTAGCTAAGTCTAAGAAAGCCTGTGCCGTTTCTTTCGTAACTTCTTTAGGAGTTTCAGCCTTTACTTTTTCAATTAGTTCGCTATCTGGTTCAGGTTCTTTTTTAGTTGGGTCTATCATCAAGAATTTATCAGCAATATAACCAAAATAAAGTTCTTTATTAAACGCAAAGTTTCGGGCTTCTACGCTCATTATGCTATATCTTGAATGTTTGCCAAGCTTGGGCGACATAGTTAAGCAGAACTCAAACCATGAGCCGATAGCACTACTCCCTAAAGCGTGGGTACTACGGACACGGAATTCTTTATTATCCAAGCTTTCGTCAGCTACCGATTTACGTGCATGGGCAATTAAGATAAAAGTTACGTCATTAAGCATTAATTTGAGACGTGTAATCTTATTTAATACGTTATTCATGCGCGACATATCGTTTAGCGTATCTTCGGTACTAAGTAAGTCTTTTAAGTTATCTAAAATAACAAGCTTAATATCATTCTCTTTGATGAAAGTATATAACCGATTCATATGGTTATCGTTATCAAGTCTAAACATTCCACCAGTAAGGAAGTGCAATCCTTTGAGTTGTTCTTCTTCGCCATAACCATTTAAACGTTGGTGTAACACGAAGTCAGTATCTTCTTGGTCAATTATAAGCACGTTGCCTTGTTTGGTTCTTAGTCCAGCAAATTCTTTCCCTTGGCTTACAGCTATCGCCATATTAAGCGTCATGCTTGATTTAAATGATTTACTTGGCGCTACTACCAAACCAGCTTGTCCTACAGGTACGATATTCTCAACCAACCAGCTGTTTGCCTCGCTAAATTTTTCCTGTGTTCGTAAATAATCGGCTGTGATGGCTCTCTCAAATATATCCGTCATTTTTTGTATCTTCCTTTTTGATTAACAGTTTTCAAAACATATATAGCGTGTCTTGAATTTTCACTACTTGTACACCATTCTAAATTCTCAATAGAATTGTTTTGTTTATTTCCGTCTATATGATTTACTATTCACTTATTTTCTGGGTTTGGAATAAATGCGAACGCCATTAACCTGTGCAACTTAACTTTAAATGTTCTGTTATCAAACTTGACAGAAAACTGTAAATATCCGTCTTTGTCTTCGTGTGCTTTCTTTTCTTTTCCGTCTGGCGTTAAAAATCTACCGTCTTTTGTTAACGTGTATCTCTCTAACGATCTTTCGTAAAGTTCATTATTAAAATTCATTTATTTCTCCTTTAGTATATAATAACAAAAAAGACTTGAAAAGTCAAGCCTTAAATACTATTAAGCTGATAAATGTGTAGCCCTAAGCAAACGCACCATAGTAAAGCAACGATTAAATCAATAATTTGACCATTAAGACCTGAATATCCAAATAAAGCTATTAGAATGATATCAAAAACAATCTGCAATATAGTTATATTTTTCATATTTCTCCTTTTCTTATACCATAGTATCAAATTATTTTACCTTTGTCAAGTACTAGATATTATTATTAAAATTTCTATTCCGTGCTACTTTTTTAGATAGCCCTTAGCCCTTATCGTGTCGTATAATCCCAGCAAGTTAAAAGAAAAGGCTACTTAATTTCAAAACTTTTCTATAAATAACTCTGTCAGACTTCTACGCGTCACGGAGTGTTTCTGTTCACGCCACTCATGGAACTCATAATTTTTTATTTCATGCTACGCTCTAGGCTATTTGTAAAGTAATATACATTTTCAATTGAGTCTAGGTTTTTAGCAACTATCCTGACCCTCAAGCGTAAAATTACAAATGACTTTCGATATTCTTGAGCTTATTCAGATTCAAGTTCTCTATTTACATTAGTCACAAGTCATTCAGCAACTAACTATTTAATTAACTTAGATAATAATAGCATAGACATTTCAACTTATCAACTATTAGATACTTATATTTTAACATATTATATTTTTTATCAAAAAAAGTATGACATTACAAAAATATCAAGTTAAATCAAACACTCCAAAATCCTACTATAAAACTTACAAACAAGTAGCTTATTGTGCTTACTGATTTCTGTACATACAAATAGACTCAGTTTGTACTGACTTGCTTAATCTCTTGTCAAATAGGCGTAGCATAATAAAAAGCCACTAACGTGGCAATTATATTTTTTCTATTTTAAATCCTTTTAATTTAGTATCGTATCTAAGATGATATGATATGTTTGATTGTGTTGTATTGAAATGTATTGCTATTTCTTTCTGACTTTTGAAATAAATATTATTCCATTTATATTTATTTTTTTTATTCCTTATATCTCTAGTTCTTTCACATAAAGAGCCTCCGAGTTTTTTGTCTCTACGTCTTATATTTTCCTTATGAGTAACTATTTCTAAGTTATTTACATTGTTGTTTTGTTTATTTCCATCTATGTGATCTACGTCAAAACCATCTATCTCTCCTAAAAATACTCTTGCTATAATTCTATGTAGATATTCATTTTTATAATGTATAGTCACTCTGACATATCCGTTATTTTGCTTTGTTATAGTCGGTTTTTTGTCTACAACATTCCCATTTTTAGTTATTCTTTTTATTTTTCCGTCACTGGAAACCAAGTAAATACCTTTATATAATTTTTGTTCAACTTTCATATATTCTCCTTTACTTATATAGTATATCACTTTATAATTATTTTGTCAAGATATAGATATTTCTACAATAACACAAGAAAAAATATAGAAAAAGACGTTTGATATAATATATACATGAAGTCGAGAGAGGAAACAAACAGATGACTGACGAACAACTTTTATATAAAATGGAAACTTTGTCATGTTATGAGTTTAATGAGTTTCTTCATGATTGTTATATTAATGGCTTAATAACAACACGGCAACTTTTTGAATTTAAAGGAGAATAAAGAAATGAACAAAGAATTTATTTTAGGTCAAAAGGATATTTTAGCTCCAATTGATTATGAACATTATGTTAAGCACTTATTTGATATTGGAGAAATTACTAAAGAACTTTATATTGAATTGAGTTCTGATTTATGAGCAAGGCTTTAGCGATTGACTTCAGTACGTCTAATACTGGTTACGCATTTCATGACCCATTGACTAATGATTATGTAGTAGGTTCAATAGCTGGTGGAAATAGCAAAGACCCTTTAGAACGTGCAAAACTTATTGCAGACGGTATAACAGAAATTATTGAGCATTACAATTTATTTGATTATTTTATTTATATCGAAGAACCTATTATCACGTTCAAGTCAAAGGGAAATATCTCATTAATTAGAGCTAATGGTTCATTCTTAGGAGTTATGCGTAATCGCCATAATATTGGTTACGTTGACGTAAGTAATTCAATGTGGTGCGGTTATCACTTAATTAAAGGTAAAAGTAAGGAACGTAAACAGCAAAGTATTGAGATACTAAAAAGTTATAACATAGTTCCAGAAGATAAAATAAATGATGACCAAGCAGACGCCTTTTGTATTTTACTTTATGTAGAGAGTCAGGAGAATAAATGATTGTAATTAATATTGCCTTGGTTATTCTTGGCATTTTATATGGAGTAGGTTCAGTTACTAACTTTAGTGAGTGGTATTATCGCCATGACTATCTAGCTATTGCATTGAGTGTATTTACATCTATCTTGTTGCTATTGGCTGGAATATTGAACATTTTAAATTAGAAGTTATTGGTGCGCTGATTGGCGGTGCTTAAATGTTATAGAGTTAACAGCCAAGTAATAGGGTGCATAACATAGAATATAAAGAACGTTGTGTTACAAGTTAAATGAGTTAGCAACGGAGAAACTAACAGCCCTTTAAATTATCAGGAATACATTCTATACTGGGACATAGAAATAGGTCGCTCCTATTGTGATTGGTTCGATTCCAATTATTCCTGTTCTCCTTTATTTATTATATGTTATGAGTTATAGTTCTAGATATTGAGCATATCATAGCATATAATATCACGTTATAGCTTAGGTAAGAGCAGTTCTGTTTAGGTGGAAGCAATACTCTGGTTCGATTCCAGATAACGTGGTTAGTGGTGTATAGTCCACGAGTAAAAATAAAGCGTTCTGTTGCCTAAGTCATGATATGGTAGGCGCAACTATACTGAATCGTATTGGTGGCACTGATGCATGGTGCTAAGGTACGAGATTAGTTACATGAATAACCTATAGTATTAAACGTCACAGGGTAAAGAATAGGAACAAAGACCTATTAAATAAGTGACAGCTAGGTAAGAGCAATAGAATTAATGGCGTACGAGTAGCTCTCGTGATAGGTTCGATTCCTATCTGCTCTATTGAGGGAGCATAAACCTGGCTAAAAATTCATCTGATATTATGTTTAAATAAAGGGTACTTTATGTTGGTTCAATTCCAACTATCGGATATACTAAGATAGTATCTAATAAGATACCTGCTACTGATAGTTAGGAATAACAATATGAGGTAGTCATAGTTAGCAGTATAGTCTAATGGTAAACGTGGGTTCGATTCCTACTACTGCTATAAGTTAAAGGGAGAAGCAGATGATTATATTATTATTATTTATTATTATAATGTTCATTAGTCCGAGCTTAGCATTGTTCTTATTGCTGTTGACTATCAACCCACTGTTCGCATTGGTATGGCTATGTATATGGCTGGCTATTAAACTATGGTAGGTATAGCATGGTTTGGAATATGGTTAGTAATCATTATACTATTGTGTTGGATAGAATGGAATGACTATGGGTAAACGAATGGCAACAGGTAAGAGTTAATAAGTTATATGAAGATGAGTACGAACCAAGCAATAAAGTAATCAGGAAAAGAATTAAAAATAAAATAAATAAAGAGATAAAAATAATTTTGTCAGAAAGAAAATAAAAATAAAAATATTTTTCCATAGGTACCCGCCCCATAATCGCTATGTCAAGGGAAATTTTCAGCACAAAGGAATCCTCTTTAAAAATCTCCCAAAAAATCAAAAAGAAAAGTTTTAGCCTATTTAATCTAATTTTATCTAGCTTAATCTTAGAAAATCTTAAACAATCTAAAATAAAATAAATTATATGGCTATATGCTAATATTTTGGCTTGTGAGCGCGTGATTATGTATTTATGATATAACTTAAGCACAATTAACTAAACACGCTTAGAAACGAAAATATAGGCTTTAAACTATATAAGCACAATTAAAAGAAAGGACAGTATGCAATTTAAATATATTGGTAAAAATGATGAAGATTATACGAACGGTAGGTATTATTATTTTGTTTACTGTGGCATACATTGGAATAGCAAAGACCCTGTTATTTGGGTAACATATAATGATAGTCCATGCAGAGATGATATTGATTATGCTTGTGCCTTTCCATTAAATGAGTTTATAGAAAGTTTTGAAATATAAGAAAGGATATCATGCAAGCACAAAAAGGTGGCAGACCAACAATTTTACCTGAAATGTACAAAGAACCGCTATTCAGTCAAATCATTGATAAAATTGAATCAGGCTGCAATGATAGAGAAATTTACACCAGCTTGCATTGTTCAGCTAAAACATTCAGAACATGGCGAGATGACAATAGAAAGGCGTATGACGACGCTAAAAGTGTTTCGAGGGCAAATCTATTAGAACTAGCAGAAAGTGCCTTAGCGTCTAAAATGACTGTCAGAACAGTAAAGGAAACAGAGACAGTATATGACGCTGACGGAAATGTCGAAAAAGTAAAGGTCAAAGAGAAAGAGTTAGACAAGGATAGTCTAGTGGCTATGTTTATTGCTAAAGCTGGAAACCCAGAACTTTATAACCCTACTGAATGGCGGAGATTACAGCAAGAAGAATCAAGCGCTCATGACCTTAAAGCTAAAATTGAAGAACTTGACGACTATAAACTAAGTAATTATGAAACGCCAGAAATTGAAATTCCAGAGGGGTTTGAATGAAAAGTGTAACTTATAAAGATAAATATATAGTTTATGAAGATGGTAATATTTAATAGTATAAATGAATTGGCTAGAAAAATGGGTCTAAATAGAAATACTGTTAAGAATAGAATTAAAAAAGGTATATTGAATGTAGAATTTGAGGGATAGAATGTATTATATGAATCAAATGTTGGCTTATAATAAAGAACATGGCATAGAACTTAATAAATATATGCGTAAAACTATTAAAAAGCAAATTAGAATTCATAAAAAGTACATTTATCGCTATGATAGAGTTACGCAAGCTATTAATTGGATAGAAGATAATTTTTACTTAACTACAGGTAACCTGATGAAGATTAAGTTGCACCCTACACAAAAGTATTGGTACGAACTAATGCTAGGCTATGATATGATTGATGAAAAAGGCGAACAAGTTAATTTAGTCAATGAAATTTTTCTCAATCTTGGTCGTGGTTCTGGTAAGTCTAGTTTAATGGCTACACGAGTGCTTGAGTGGATGATTCTAGGCGGACAATATGGCGGAGAAAGTCTAGTTATTGCATACGATAATACACAGGCTAGACATGTATTTGACCAAGTTCGGAATCAAACAGAAGCAAGCGATACTTTAAGAGTATATAATGAAAACAAAATTTTCAAAAGTACAAAACAAGGGCTAGAATTTACAGCTTTTAAAACAACTTTCAAAAAGCAAACAAATGATACTTTGAGAGCGCAAGGTGGTAATAGCTCACTCAATATATTTGATGAAGTTCATACGTATGGAGAAGATATAACAGAATCAGTAAACAAAGGTTCACGTCAAAAGCAAGATAACTGGCAAAGTATTTATATCACTTCTGGCGGACTTAAACGTGATGGGCTTTATGATAAACTTGTCGAGCGTTTCAAGTCAGAGGAAGAATTTTACAATGATAGGTCATTTGGCTTACTTTACATGTTGGAAAATCACGAGCAAGTAAAGAATAAGAAAAACTGGACTATGGCTCTACCTCTTATCGGAGATGTTCCGAAGTGGTCAGGTGTTATTGAAGAGTATGAGCTTGCCAAAGGAGACCCAGCGTTACAGAATAAATTCTTAGCGTTTAATATGGGCTTACCTATGCAAGATACAGCTTACTACTTTACTCCGCAAGATACTAAACTGACAGAATTTAACTTATCTGTGTTTAATAAAAATAGAACTTATGTCGGAATTGACTTATCATTAATTGGCGATTTAACGGCTGTGTCGTTCGTTTGTGAGTTAGACGGTAAAACTTACAGCCATACACTTACATTCTCTGTACGGTCTCAATATGAGCAACTAGACACAGAACAACAAGAAGTATGGACAGAATTCATTGATAGAGGGGAACTGATTCTACTTGATACGGAATATATCAATGTTAATGACTTAATCCCATATATTAACGACTTTAGAAGTAAAACAGGGTGCAGACTTAAAAAAGTTGGTTATGACCCAGCACGCTATGAAATTTTGAAAGGATTGATTGAGCGTTATTTCTTCGATAAAGACGGAGATAACCAAAGAGCAATTAGGCAAGGTTTTTCAATGAATGACTATATTAAGCTATTAAAATCTAAACTAGTCGAAAATAAACTTATCCATAACCAAAAAGTCATGCAATGGGCTTTAAATAATACAGCTGTAAAAATTGGGCAAAGCGGTGACTATATGTACACGAAAAAACTTGAAAAAGATAAAATTGACCCTACTGTCGCCTTGACAATGGCTTTAGAAATGTTGGTGTCAGATGAAGTATAATGTTGATACCGTAAGAGAAAGCGGTTGGTACAATAAAAAAGAATGGTTAGCTGTTCGCGATTATGTTAGACAACGTGATAAGATGACTTGTGTAAGATGTGGCGCTTTTGGTGCTAAAAAATACGAAGTTGACCATATTGTAGAACTAACTTGGGAAAATATTAATGATTGGAATATAGCGCTGAACCCTGATAACCTCCAACTCCTTTGTAAGTCTTGCCATAACAAGAAAACAGGCGAGTATAAACGAGGGAAAGGCGTAAGTTTATGGTAGAAAGGGGAAAAATTGAACATATTCGGAAAAGTGGTATCATTTTCACGTGGAAAGTTAAATAATAAAACTCAACAAGTAACGGCATGGCAAAATGAAGCAGTAGAATATACAAGTGCTTTTGTGACTAATATTCACAATAAAATTGCTAACGAAATAACAAAAGTAGAATTTAATCATGTCAAGTATAAAAAATCTGATGTTGGTTCTGATACTTTAATTAGTATGGCTGGTTCTGATTTAGATGAAGTTCTAAACTGGAGTTCTAAAGGCGAACGCAATAGTATGGAGTTTTGGCAGAAAGTTATTAAAAAGTTGCTATGTACTCGCTATATTGACCTGTATCCTATTTTTGATAGTAACACAGGTGAGTTGTTAGATTTACTTTTTGCTGATGATAGAAAAGAATATAAACCAGAAGAATTAGTAAGACTTATTAGTCCTTTTTATGTCAATGAAGATACAAGTATTTTAGATAATGCCCTAGCTAGTATTCAAACTAAACTAGAACAGGGTAAAATGAAAGGCTTGTTGAAAATTAACGCTTTCCTTGACATTGATAATACACAAGAGTATCGAGAAAAGGCACTAGCCACAATAAGAAACATGCAAGATGGTTCTACTTATAATGGTTTGACGCCAGTTGATAATAAGACTGAAATTGTCGAGCTTAAAAAAGATTATTCTGTATTGAATAAAGATGAAATTGACCTTATTAAATCGGAACTTTTGACAGGTTACTTTATGAACGAAAATATTTTGCTAGGTACAGCAACACAGGAACAGCAAATTTATTTTTATAATTCTACTATCATTCCTTTGCTGATTCAACTTGAAAAGGAATTGACTTATAAACTGATTTCAACCAATCGCAGACGAGTAGTCAAAGGTAATTTATATTATGAGCGTATAATCGTAGATAACCAACTATTCAAATTTGCGACTTTGAAAGAATTAATTGACTTGTATCACGAAAACATTAATGGTCCTATTTTTACACAGAATCAACTTCTTGTTAAAATGGGCGAGCAACCAATCGAGGGTGGAGATGTTTACATAGCTAACCTTAATGCAGTTGCTGTTAAGAATTTGAGTGACTTACAAGGCAATAGAAAGGACACCACAAGCACAGATGAAACTAATAACCAATAGTGCTGAAATTAAAGTAACTGAAAATGAGGACGGTTCGAAGTCGTTCCAAGGGATTGGCTCGGAGGTTGGAGTAGAAAATCTTAATGGTATTATCTTGACGCCTAACTGTATCGAGTTTGCTCGAGAACGATATCCATTGTTATATGAACATGGTTCAGGCTCTAGTGAAGTCATTGGGGACGCAAAGGTCTATTATGACTTGGCTACTAATAAATACCTTACTGATTTTATTCTTTACGATAACGCACCAAATATCAATAAAGCTGTAGAAAATGGAGCTTTTGACTCGTTATCAATTGCTTATTATATTACAGATTATGAGTTCAATGAAAATGACGCTCTAGTCGTGAATAAAGCACAGTTTAAAGAGATTTCTCTTGTTTCAGTACCAGCTGACCCTAATGCTAAATTTATTCAAAATGGCTTAGGCGAAGAACTCACAGAAGAACGCAACAAAATCATTGAAAGCCGAAACGCTTTGAAAGAAATTGAGGATATTAAAAAGAAATATGAATAAACCAGATTTAATTGAAAAACAAAACCGCTTGGCAGAACTTAAAGAAAATAATGTATCTTTAAAATCTCAAATCAAAGGCTTTGAAGTTAAAAATGCAATTGAAGACTTGCCAAAAGTACAAGAATTAGAAAAAGCAATTTCAGAAAACTCAATCGAAATTATCAAAATCGAAAACGAACTTAACACACAAGAAGAAAAACCAAAAGGACAATCTAAAATGACAAACTTTATTGAATCTCAAAACGCTGTAGAAGAATTTTTTGATGTATTGAAAAAGAACTCTGGTAAAACAGAAATCAAAAATGCTTGGAAAGATAAACTCGCTGAAAATGGTGTAACTATTACAGATACAACTTTTGAACTTCCACGTAAATTAGTTGAATCAATTAACACGGCTTTGCTAGATACTAACCCAGTATTCAAAGTTTTCCGTGTAACTAATGTAGGTGCTTTACTTGTATCACGCTCATTCGATTCATCTGACGAAGCTAAAGTCCATAAAGATGGAGAAGCAAAAACAGAACAAGCAGCAACACTTACTATTGACACTCTTGAGCCTGTAATGGTTTATAAATTGCAATCAATCGCTGAACGTGTTAAACGTCTTCAAATGTCATACTCAGAACTTTACAACTTGATTGTAGCAGAACTTACACAAGCTATTGTAAACAAAATTGTTGACCTTGCGCTTATCGAGGGAGATGGAACAAACGGATTTGAATCAGTAACTAACGAAACAAACGCTAAGAAAATCAAAAAAATCGTTACAGAAGCACCAGCAACAGGTACAGCACCATTTGCGGACGCTATTGAAGAAGCAGTTGACTTTGTTCGTACAACAGCAGGACGCCGTTATTTGATTGTTACAGCTGCACAACGTAAAACTTTGCTAGATGAATTGCGTGGATTAGTTGCCAATGCCCATGTTCGTATTAAAAATGATGACACTGAAATCGCGTCAGAAGTTGGAGTAGATGAAATCATCGTCTATACAGGTTCAAAAGCTATCAGCCCTATTGTATTGGTTGACCAAAAATATCATATTGACATGCAAGACCTTACAAAAGTTGACGCATTCGAGTGGAAAACTAATAGTAATATGATTCTTGTTGAAACACTTTCAAGTGGACATACTGAATCACTTAAAGCTGGTGCAGTTATTACAATCACAGGTGCATAAAGTGGAGGGAATGAATGATAGATTATATAAAAGTCTATTGTGGTATTCCGATTTCAGTGACAGCTTATGACAGTAAACTTATCTTATTCCGTTCAATTGCTATTAAATTGCTAGAAAAAAACGGCATTGTAGCCGATGAAACAAGTGTATTAGTAAAAGACTTTATTTCTTGTTATTGTCGGCTTCACATTGTCGATGAACCAGCAGAACAATGGCGAAATGCAGAAATGAAACGTTTAGCCTCTTTACAAGAATTAATGTATTATGGAGGTATTTGATGATATTTTCACAAGTTACATTGCAAGTTGAAACTACTATTAAAAAGAAGAACGGTGCAGAAGCTAACGTTATAAAGCCTATTGTTTTACCAGCAGTTAAGCAAAGAATTAACCAGTCAAGACTAGATGAGTTTTCTATGATTGGACTAGGTAAAAATGTAAGGTATGAGCTAAACGGAATCGGAGAAATGGAAGACTTGATTTTCAACTATTTCTTGGACGAAAAAGGCGATACTTTCAAACGGACAACGTGGGAAAGAAACCCTAAAAATAACAAAATGATTTTAGAGGGAGTAGTAAGTAACGGACTATGAATAAATTTGATTCTTACATAGATTGGTATAATAATTTACTTACAATGCCTTTAAATGACGTTATTTTAGGCGTTAAGGACACGATAGAAGACAAGACGGTGTATTTGTCACTTAGTAGCTCAAAGGTCATTAAAATGGATAATACGAGCTTTGTAATGGGCTACTATTATCAAGTTGTTTTATCTGTTAAAGATGTTGATGATAAACTTGTCGAATTAGTTGGAAATGTTTTGCAAGACGGTTGGAACATGACAAACTGGTCTGAAAATAGTCACTTGTACAATTATACTGGTACTGTTTACTTACCTTGCGGTTCAGGAGGACAGGCATGGCAGTAAATTCAATTGACACGGCAAGCATAGCTAAAGAAATGCAAACTAAAGTTACAGAACGCATGGGCGATTGGTTTGAAGCAGAATTTAAAGCTAAAGCAAACGCTGCAAGCCGAAGAACTAGGTTAATCAGAAGCCACGGTCATACTTATACTTATAGTAAATACCAAAACACAGGTCAATTGTCAAGAAACTTAAAACAAGTTAAAAAAGGTGATAAAATAGTAGTAGACGCTGGTACTAGAGCTAATTACACAGGCTCAAGTTATCATGGTATGTACTTTTTGAGAACTAAAAAAGGTATGCAAGACGTAAAAACAACATTGAAAAAAGGCGCCAATTATGCCAATTCAATGAAATTATAGAAAAGGGAAAAAATGAAATTAGATTATAATTCACGTGAGATTTTCTGGGGTAATGAAGCACTTATCGTTGCTGATATGGCTAAAGGAACAGACGGAAGCCCAGAATTCACTAACATTAAAATTGTAACTGGTTTAGTGTCAGTTGGTGCTATGGAAGACCAAGCGGAAACAAATAATTATCCAGCAGATGATGTACCAGACCACGGAGTAAAAAAAGGTGCTACCTTACTTCAAGGAGAAATGGTATTCATTCAAACAGACCAAGCGCTCAAAGAGGACATGCTAGGTCAACAAAAAACAGCGAACGGCTTAGGCTGGTCTCCTACAGGAAATTGGAAAACTAAATGCGTTCAATATCTTATTAAAGGGCGTAAAAAAGATAAAGCTACAGGAGCGTTTATTGACGGCTGGCGTGTGGTTGTTTACCCTAATTTGACACCTACAGCAGAAGCAACAAAAGAATCAGAAACGGATTCAGTAGACGGTGTAGACCCTATCCAATGGACATTGGCAGTACAAGCAACCGATTCAGATATTTATTTGAACGGAACTCAAAAAGTGCCTGCTATTGAATACGAAATTTGGGGAGAACAAGCAAAAGACTTCGCTACTAAAATGGAAGCTGGTTTATTCATCATGGAACCTGATACAGTGTTATCTACTGGCACAGGGGCATAATTAAGTAAAGGAATATAAAATAAAATGGCAAAACAATTGAGTACAGCACGTAAATTTAAAATGATTACAGGTAAAGACCTTTTTCAACAGCAGAAAGCAATGGACGCAGAAGTTAAAAAAGATGACGGAGAAATTACCGATGTAATGGAATTTGTTCAATATGGTCTATACTTAGCACTTTTTCAAGATAATATTGTAAAAGCTAAAAGCGACTTCTCTGATTTCCGTTCTAGCTTTGAGTTTGATACTGACGGTAAAGGGCTGAAAGAACTTGTCGAATTGTGGCAGAAAGAAATTTAATGAGCTGAGAGGGCTGTAAATGATTTTAAAACATGCAATTAAATATTTAGAGCTAACTGGTTCAGACTTTATTACAGATTTAAAAGACTTTGCAGACTTACAAAATTCTTTTGTCGCTGGTTATATTCCTGACGACTTTACAGAGCGAATGGAGAGCTTTACAGACAAGTTGTTAATACTTTGGGTAGATTGTAACGGAGGACTGCAAAACGCCTTAGACGACAAAACAGAGCTTCCTACGACTAACGAGTTAATCAATATCTTCTGTAAGACTGTTTTTATTCAAGAAAAAGAGGAAACGGAAGACGATACAGTCTTCTTTTCTTCTAGTTCGTTGATTAAGAAAAAGAAAGATAATGTAAAGGAAAATAAGACCTTAGAACTTTTGACTGTTTTGGGCAATAATGATATTAATATAACACAGTTCATGGAAATGGAATTAGAACTTGTTTATAAAGTTATTGAACTTATTGCTGAAAAGAAAAAAGAGGAAAAAGAAAAAGAGAAAAGGCGTAAAAGAAAGGGTATGTAATGGCAAGTAATGCAAAGTTTGAGGTCGAGATATATGGTAATACCACAAAATTCGAAAACTCGCTTAGAGGCGTTAACACCGCAATGTCAGGGCTTAGGGGCGAAGCTAAAAACTTACGAGATGCTCTAAAACTTGACCCAACGAATACCGATAAAATGGCGCAATTGCAAAAGAATTTACAAACGCAGTTGGGTCTATCACGTGACAAAGCGTCAAAATTAAAAGAAGAACTATCTAATGTTGATAAAAGCACACCAGCAGGACAAAAGAAGTGGCTACAGCTTACCAGAGACTTAGGAACAGCAGAAACTCAAGCTAATAGACTAGAGGGCGAAATAAAGCAAGTCGAGGGCGCTATTAAATCAGGCTCTTGGAATATTGACGCTAAAATGGACACTAAAGGAGTTAACAGCGGAATTGATGGCATGAAGTCACGGTTCAGCGGTCTAAGAGAGATTGCTGTCGGTGTATTTAGACAGATTGGCGCAAGTGCTGTTAGTGCTGTTGGCAATGGATTAAAAGGTTGGGTATCTGACGCAATGGACACCCAGAAAGCCATGATTTCGTTGCAAAATACAATGAAGTTTAAAGGCAATGGGGCGGAATTTCAAAGCGTAAGCACCTCAATGCAAAAACTAGCTAAAGATACAAACGCTAACACAGAGGATACTCTTAAACTTGCTACTACATTTATTGGTTTGGGAGATAATGCTAAAACAGCAGTAAGTAAAACTTCAGCTTTAGTAAAAGCTAACCAAGCATTTGGCGGTACTGGTGAAAACCTTAAAGGCGTTGTTCAGGCTTATGGTCAGATGTCAGCAGCAGGTAAGGTTACAGCTGAAAATATTAATCAGTTAACGGATAACAATACAGCTCTTGGTTCTGCTCTTAAATCAACTGTTATGGAAATGAACCCAGCTTTAAAACAGTACGGCTCATTTGCTGGAGCTAGTGAAGCTGGTGCAATATCCGTAGAAATGCTAGACAAGGCAATGCAAAAACTAGGTGGCGCTGGTGGTGGTGCTGTAACGACTATCGGAGACGCTTGGGATAGTTTTAACGAAACATTATCACTCGCTCTACTTCCTACTTTAGATGCTCTAACTCCTGTAATTACAGCTTTAATTGATAAAATGAGCGGTTGGGGAGAAAGTGCTGGTAAAGCTGTAGCAAATGTAGTTAACTGGGTTATGAGACTATGGGAAGAGTTACAAGTTTCAGGAACAATAACCGAGTTTGGTAGGACTTGGGAAAATATAAAATCTATTTTAGGTTCATTAGGGAGCATAATACTAAATGTTGCTAAATCATTCTTACCATTAAACAAAGCCCCTAAAGATGGCGCAGAAGCTATTGGCTCTATAATGGAAGTGCTTTGGGGGTTGGCAGAAGCTATGCAAAAGACTACTGCAAAGATAGCTGTTTTTGTCAAGAATATCAGTGAAAGTAAAAGCGCAATGGACACTATAAAAGTAGCTTTAGTTGCTTTAGCTGGCGCTTTTGCCGCTTTAAAAGTAATCAATGGGATAATTAAAGCTTATGAATTATATAATAAGATTCTTAAAGCAGGAACTATTATACAAGGTGCATTTAACGCGGTAATGGCTATTAATCCGTATGTAGCGCTTGGGGTTGCTATAGCTGGTATTGTAGCTGGTTTAGTTTACTTCTTCACTCAAACTAAAACTGGGCAAAAAATCTGGGCGGACTTCGTTAAATTCTTGCAAAATTCAATTAAAAGTATTCAGAGCTTTTTCTCTAATCTTGGAAAATGGTTTAGTGATTTATGGACTGGTACAGTTGACGGAGCTAAAGGAATCTGGCAAGGCTTGGTAAACTGGTTCAATGGAGTTGTTCAAGGAGTACAAAATACTTGGAATGGTATAACAGCATTCTTTACTAACTTATGGACAACTGTTGTTGGGGGAATTCAAATAGTATGGAATGGAGTTACAGAATTCTTTACAGGGCTATGGAACGGAATCGTAAATATCGTTACAACTGCGTTTACGACTATTAGTTCTTTAGTCACAGGAGCTTATAATTGGTTCGTCACAACTTTCCAGCCGTTAATAAGTTTTTATCAATCTATATTTAACCTAATTTCATCAATTGTTAACTTAGCGTTCCAACTTATACTTGCTATTATTCGTGGTGCTTATCAGTTAGTAATTAACGCATGGCAAGGTTTATCCGCTTGGTTTAGTGGCATATTTAATGCGGTAAGCTCGGTAGTTTCAACAGTATTTAGCGCTATTGGCAGTTTTGCTGGTTCAGCTTGGAATGTACTAGTCGGAATATGGAGCGCAGTCGTTGGATTCTTTGGTGGAATTTTCAATGCTGTTAAAGGCGTTGTATCTAGCGTTTTCAGTGCTATAGGAAGTTTTTCTTCAAGTGCATGGGGAGTTGTTACGTCAATATGGAGTGCAGTATCGGGATTCTTTAGTGGAATATTCAACTCTGTTCGTAATGTTGCTAGTGGTGTATTCAGTGCAATTGGTAGCTTTGCTTCAAGTGCTTGGTCAAGAATTTCAGGTATATTTAGTTCAGTTGTTGGCTTCTTTAGCGGAGTGTTTAATAGTGCAAGAAATGCAGTAAGTGGAGTATTCAGTGCTTTTGGTGGATTTGCTTCTAATGCTTATAATGCAATAACAGGGGTATTTAGTGGACTTGGTAGCTTCTTCAGCGGACTATTCGGAGGAATAAAAAATACGATAGATAGTGTTCTAGGTGGCGTTACAGATACGATTAACGGAATATCAGGAGCTATAAATGGTATTTCCAAAAAACTAGGCGGGTTATTTAAAGGCTCTATGGTAGTAAGTTTACCAGAAGTTAACTTATCTTCTAGTGGTTATGGTCTAAGTACAAACAGCGTATCAAGTGACAACAGAACTTACAATACATTTAACGTACAAGGTGGTGCTGGTCAAGATGTTTCTAACTTAGCACGTGCAATCAGACGAGAATTTGACCTAGGGAGGGCTTAATGGTAAGACAGTATAAAATACATACCAACTTAGACGGAACAAACGATAAAGTTTGGGACGTAACTAACGGAAAGGTTAGATTTTACCAGCCCTCTAACTTGGGTTTGCAGTCAACAAATAATATTTGGCAAAGCAACGGAATTGGGGTTATGGGAACACGTTCAATTACACAGCCCCAAATAGAGTTTAAATTAGAAACATTTGGCGAAAGTTTAGAAGAAAATTATCAATTAATGAAAGACTTTATAAATGATATTCTTAGCCAAAAATTTGTCACACTTGAATATCAAACAGAGATTTTTCAAGTATATGCTGATTTAGCTTTATCAGATGTAACTAAAACAGAGGGATATGGAAAAAGCGGAACGTTTAGTGAAAAGATAACTTTTGATATAATTACAAAGTGGTATACTTACGAAAACTTAACTTTCGATATGATTCAAAATGGTCAAGTTATTGCTGGAAAGTCTAAAATTTACGGTGGATATAAAGGAAGCGAAACAGCTTTACAAAACTATAATAGATTAAAATCTAGCCCTTCGTTAAACTTACCTAACTTAAACTTATTGACTGGCACTAAAGATTTCAGCGGCACTTGGGCTAATTCAGACAGTTGGACAACTGATGGCACATATAAAGGTTTAACTGTTAAAAAACGAACTGGGAAGTGGAATGGTATTTATAAAACATTTACAGCACCTAATGACGGAATTTATACGTTCTCAGCTTATATTAAAAGTTCAGGAAATAATGCTAATATAATTAGATTTGGTGGAGTGAATAGCACATCATCTCAAGAAGCGTTACAAAAACCCTTTGGAAATAATTTTGACTGGGCTACTGATACCGTAACTTTAAGTTTAAAAGCTAATGATACAGCGTGGGTTAAATACGAAATATCAAGTTCAGATATAGGATTAAGTTTATGGACTGCTGGTCATAAGTGGGAAAGTGGCTCTAAAGATACTGGATACTTACCAGCTTCTAGTGAACTAACAACCAATGATATAAGCAAGTATTTTGGATATAATTATATACTTAATCAAGCCTATACTTATTATGGAGAAGAAAATATTGAACGTTTGAGTCGTTGGGATATAAAAGATGAAATATTTAGCTTTGTAGGTATATTATACCCTCATCTTGCCCAAAGTCCAGCTGGAGTTAGATTTTTAGACGATATCGGAAATGAATATACAGCTATTGTATTTAACACAGAGGAACTGCAAGATTATATTCTGATTAATACAGACGTAAATGATGAACTTTATCAAGGTTGGAACGGAACTACTTCATTAAATCTGTTTCCTGTTCTTGATTTTGAACGGTATAGAACACGCATAATTGAAAAGGGTCAAATGCAATTGATTAATCTTAGTAAGGCAGAGTTTAAAGTTAAAAGAAAGGCGGACTTCGTTTAATGTTAGAAGCTAATATTTATGATAACTTTAATCCAAACTACTATAATATATCTGATTTTAATCTTCCTAACGGTCAAAAAGCACAAAGAGGGTTACCTAAACCTAAAGCAAGATGTCAAGTAATTAATTATGAATTATGGGAAACTGGTTATCTTTATACTTCTTCAGCTACATTGACCGTACAAGTAGATGTTGGGGACATTGTTCAGGTTCTGTTTCCAGAGGTTGTTCCAATCGAGGAAGCTCTAGGTAAAGAAAAAAAATTAAACCTAGACATGGTTTATCTTGTGACAGATGTAGATGAAAGCAATAAAGCAACATTAAAAAATTACTTTTGGGCAATGATTGAAAGTCTTGATGTACCAAATGCAATAACTAAAACGACAAATTTTGCTATCATTGATTATTTAATAGATCCAGATAAAAATAATTTAATGAGTTATGGTTACTTTTTTAACTCAAGTATCTTTGCAGGTAAGGCTACAATTAACAGAAAAGCAGACACTTCATCAGCTACAGATGTTGCCAAAAGGGTATTTTCCAAAGTTCAGTTCCAACCGACTACAACAATCCAATATGCTTCGTTTGGTGCAGACCCTAATCTAACAGACCCTAGGACTTTGTTATTTATTAACTTTGCTTCGAGAAAATGGAACAGAAGTAGAATAACAACAATGGTAGATGTTAAACAAAACGTATCAATGGACACGGAAACAATAGTAGAGCGTTCAGCCTATAATTTTGCTGTAGTGTTCGTTAAAAACCAAACTAAAGATGATTATACTGACCCTCCTAAAATGTACACAATAAAAAATAATGGAGATATTATTGACTATAGTACTTATGGCGGAGACGGAACAGACTTACCAGAGATAAGGACACCTAAAACTTTATTTTATGACAGGGACGATAATGGAAACCCACCAGATATAGCTACTATTAGAGCTGAAATATCTCCGTCTACAATCGTCACAAGGTTAATCTTTAATCAAAATGAGCTTTTACCTTTATATGTTAATGACTTGGTAGATATATGGTACGAGGGTAAACTATATTCTGGGTATATAGCAGACAGGGTTAAAACAGAGTTAAATGATAGATTAATTTTTGTAGAAAGTGGAGATAAACCAAATGTTATATGAGTATGTAGCTACTTACGGAGACAAATATAGAATAGATAGCTTCACAGGATACAGAGAGCTACGTAAAGACCACTTAGATTTATTGGCTGGTAAAGTGTATTATAATAGTGAAAACTCGCTTAGAATAGAAACTACGCTCTTGTATGATGTCGGTCAATTTGTATCAATTGGCGGTTATCCTTACGGAGGTAGAAAGTTTAGATTATTAGAGCTATCAATTACTGATAACCCAGTTTTAGAAAAAGCTCAAATAATTTCAAGAAAGGTTAAAGATGACAATTAAAAACTTTACATTTTTTAGTCCAAATGGTACAGAGTTTCCAGTAGGTTCAAATAATGATGGGAAGTTGTATATGATGTTGACAGGAATGGACTATGGAACAATTAGGCGTAAAGACTGGTCAACTCCATTAAATACAGCTCTCAACGTACAATATACAAATACATCAATTGTTGCTGGTGGTAGATATTTTGAACTATTGAATGAGACGGTAGCTCTTACAGCAAATTCAGTTAATTATATCCATGCAAACATTGACTTGACAAAAACTACAAACCCTGTGAGCTTATCAGCAGAAACAGCAAACAATAGTAATAATGTAGATTTAAACAATAGTAGCGGAGTACTTAAAGTTGTAATTGATATCAGAACAACTGACGGAACAGGAGTTATTAGTGCAAACGTACCAGACCAAGTAACGCAACTAGATACACTTAAAGTTAAGAATAATAAAGTGTATGGACGTTTTACCAATGGAATTTGGCAAGTTGAACAGATTAGTGACACAGAATATAAATTTACTACTACAGAAACGTTCAGTTTAGCTATTAGTGGGGCAGTAGGTCAAATGTTTGCTTCGCAACCTCGTTCATATCCTGCTTTGCCTAGTGGATATACTAAAACGCAAGTGCTACCAACTGTCGTGGCTACAGCAAACTGGTGCTGGGCTATTGTTGACAATATTAATCAATACCGCTTAGCAACTTTCTCAAATACAGCTGCAACTTCACGGACAGTTAAAATTGAAATTATAGCAACCAAAAACTAGAAAAGGTACAAAAAATGGTAACAAAAATGATATTAATAACAGTCTTGATTCTTGCGATTTTCTTCGCTACGTGGGTTAAAGACGGTAATAAAATGAACCCACCTTTCAATAGACGTGCAATAATTGACTTGACGGTCATCGCTGCATTATGGATTTTATATCTTGTCTTTGACATGACTAAATCAGAAACTACGTCAGGAATTGCTGGCACAGTTATTGACGTCGGACTACTTTATTTCGTAGCACAGTTAATTTATTTAATTGGCTCTATCAGTCCATTATTTAAAGGCTTGCTTAACGTTTTAAAGAAAAAAGGTATAGTTGTACCAGAAGTAGAAAATGACGATGAGAAAGGAGAATAATGGCTTACAAAGTAGAACGTATAATTAGAGCTGGACTGCCTCAAGTTGGATATGCACCTTATCATCAAGTACATGCTCATTCAACTGGAAACTCAAACAGTACAGCAGACAATGAAGCTAATTTCATGCAAACTAAAGATATCAACAGCGGTTTTTATACTCATGTAGTTGGTAACGGTAAAGTTATCCAAGTTGGAGAAGTTAACCGAGGAGCTTGGGACGTTGGTGGTGGTTGGAATTCCGAAGGTTATGCAAGTGTAGAGCTTATTGAATCTCATTCAAATCGTGATGAATTTATGCGTGATTATAAAATTTATTGCGAACTTTTGAAAGATTTAGCTGTACAAGCTGGTATTCCAGTAACAGTTGATACATCAGATTTAGCTGGGATTAAAACTCATAGCTTTTGTACTAATAACCAACCTAATAATGGTTCTGACCACGTTGACCCTATCCCATACTTAGCAAAATGGGGCATAAATTTAGAGCAATTCAGAAACGATGTCACAGGTGCTTCAAGTAACTCAAATAACAATAATACACAATCAAATACAAATACAGAATTAGAGGACGATGAACTAATGAAATTTACTTATTCAATTAAAGGCGACGGAACAAAATACTACTTTGACGGAACTAAAGTTGTGGCACTTTCAGACGGCGACCAGCTCAAAATTATTCGCCAAGTATATAAAGATGTTGTTGGCAAAGACATGAAAGACTACCAATGGACTAAAGAAACACCTTGGTATGTTCGATTCATGCAAGCTCATGGAATTGACAAACCAATTGTAGCTAAAAAATAATATAAAAAAGACCACCTTAATCGGTGGTTTTCTTTTGTAATTGAGCATATTTTAAAGATGATATACCTACTTTCTATTTATATTTTATTTTTTACCAAGTTTCCCAAGCTGTACCGCCTGAACTTTGATATATGCTTACTGCTTTATCTAAATATTCTTGTGGGTTTAAACTTGAAACATTTCCATGAACACTTTGATTAATCTGTAAAAATCCGTAACATCCTATTGAGTTTTCTACATAAGGGTTACCACTTGATTCTTTATAAATCACATCAAGCCATTTACTAGCGCTAACTCCTGTTTTACTTGCCATATAATTGGCTGCTATTTCTGGACTTACAGTAGACCAATCCGCTCCAATTGCGCCATTAGTATTTGATTGAGATACGTCTCTCTTTGCTTCATTTTCCATATCAATCTTTTTCTGTCTTTCGGCTTCGCGTTGTTCAGCTTCCTCAATATTAACTCTTGCGATTCTGTCAGCTTCGGCTCTTTTTTCTTTTTCAATTCTAAGTTGATTTTCTCTATTAATTCGTTGTTCTTCAATCGCTTTCTCCTTAGCTTGCTTTATATGCTCTTCTTTTGCTTTCTCTTGCGCTTTAAACTCTTGTTCATATAATTGTGCCACAACATCATTAAAGCCCTTGTCCGCTTTTTTATGAGCTTCTTGAATCAGTACTATACTTCTTATTGTGTCGTCTGTTAAAATAAAGATATTTTTCTCCTTATGCCATGCTTTTTTCTATTCCGTCTTTTATAGCTTTAGAACTTGGATAATAAACTGTTTCCCAATTTTCTTTAATTTCAAAAGAAAAACTATTTTTATTGTATGGTTCAAATATTTGTATTGATTGATTCAATTATTTACCTCCTCAATAGCTTCAATGATATTATTTCCTGCTTCAGTAACTATATCAAGCTTACATCTTAAATCTATTTTTCTATCAATTAAAGCTTTTTCAGTTATTTTGATACGTCGTGCTTTACTATAAAATTCGGCTGTTGATTGATAATAGGCTTCAAGTAAATCATCATCTGAAAGCTGTGTTAAATCATCATTGTCAAAAGTTGTAAGTTTTCGTTTAATCTCTTTACCGTTGTTATCTTCTTCTACATAGTAACGTTTCATTTATTTCATTCCTTTAATTTCAAATTTTTCAATAATATACCGTTTAGAACCAAGCTCAAAACTTACTAGATAATTATTGAAATGGTCTTTTTTATTCAAGTCGTTAGCAATTCTTCGAGCTGTTGACCTTGGATATTTAGAACTGTTAATTTTACGTGTGTACTTATGTAAAATCATTTCATTGCCTCCCTTTGCATTCTACGCTTCAATCGTTGCTTATACAGATACTCTTTACTTGGCTCTAAGCTAGACAATAACTCATCTAGTAAGTCAAACGCTTCTCCGTTATCTCCTACGCTATCAATCTTTTTAAGTGTAATTTCGTGCATTTCATCATCATTGAAAAACATAGTAAGATAAGGGAATGCTACGGTATTCGGTAAACTTAAACGCGATTTAGTCATTTTTAAGTTAGGATATTTACCTGTTTCAGCTTTAACTTTTGATTCAAACTGTTTTATTCCGATACCTTGCTCTTTTAACGTGCTAGTAATTCTATTATATAATTCTTCGTTTGTCATTATTTAATTACCTCAGTGATTTCAGTTATCTTTCTAATTTCTGCTTTATGCCCTGTTATATTTTCTTTCGTTTCTTTGATTTCATGCGCTTCGTTTAAGCTATAAACTTTAGTTATAGTTTCTTTCCAAAACGTTATGGTTCCAGTATCTTTCAGTTCATACCATGTAACTATATAATAAGTCCATTCATTTTCCATTATCCAATTTCTCCTGTCTTAATATTTAACCTTTGTTGACTTGATAAATGATATCCTTTGCACCATTTGCAGTAATAAGCTCTTACTGGTATCTTATCATATTTATTTTTCTTATTCTTTTTATTATGCTGTGCATTAGCTATTGAGTATAAAGCACCCATTTTTGTATATTTCCGTTTTTTACACATATTGTTCACTAGCTTTCTTAATCATCGCTTGCTCATAAGCTATAATTGTCCCCTCAAACATAACACTTTGGATTCCTCCTTGTTTAATAAACCCTTTTTGCTCTAATTGAATTATTTGTTTTGTTAATCCTTTTAACGTGAATGCTGTTGCTACTTTAATTTTGTCCTTAGGTTTTCTATTAAATAATTTCATTTTTATTTTCCTTTCTTAGTAATTAATTATCAAAAATAATCCATTCATTTATTGTAAATAACTCAAAACCGTTTAGCTTGTCTTGCTTTTCAATTGCTACATGCTTATTGTCTTGCTCTCTTAGCAGTTCAATTATAGGTCTACCAATATCAAACCACTTGACAACTGTACTTGCTTTAAGCCCGAAATACTTAGCGCATTGAGCCTTACAGCTAAAATGTAACTCTTCTTCTGTCATAGGGTTATAAGCTACTATTTCCCTATCCTTTCGCATTGCCATTGTTTGACCACCTTTTCAATAAAATTTAAATATCTTTCGTTAATCGCTTTTATTTCTTCTTTTGTAAATTCAGTTTTAAAGTTGTTTCTTTCTTCTTTAAATCCTAGAAAGAGAAACTCTTCACTTAGTTAGCCTTTAAAAGCATTTAGGTACCCTTTTTTATTGTTCATTAATTTAATATTATATTTTTCCATTTTGTTCTCCTTTTTTCTATAAGACTATTTTATCAAAGTCTTTATTATTTGTCAAATATAAATTTTGAACTAAGCTGTTGTTCTTTCAAAGATTACTGTTTGACTTCCTAACTCTATATATAAATATAACAAAAAAAGCTAACACTGTCAAGTATTAACTCTTATTTCTAACTTTTATTATTCTACTTTCTTTTTAAAATGTTGTAAATGTTTAGCTACTTCATGCTTATCAATTTCTTCTTGTGTCCATTTATAACGGTTATCATCAGGTGTCCGAGAAAAAAATTCTATCCCTCCGTCTTTAAATAGCCAAGCATTAATGTTATCAGGTTCAGGAATACAGATGTAAAATAGTTCATCTTGTTCTACTTCCCATTTATCACGATTCAATAATAACCATAAGTGAGCTTCTTTAGTATATCCACTTAAGCCAAATACTTCTAAAATATTATCATACTTCTCTGTATCGCTAACTTCTACTTCTTCATATAATTTGTCGAAAATTTTTCTGCCAAAACGTTTACTATATATTGTGTCATTAGTGTCTAATGTTTGATGTTCTTTCAGCCATTCATTCAACTCTTTAGAGATAATAATTTTTTCTGTCATTTTATTCGCCTTTCCAGTATCTAAAATCGTTAGACATAGCTTGCATAAAGTCCATGATATCGTCTGTAGTAAACTCTTTAAACTTATTCTTGTTGATTAAGTTAGCAAGTTCTGTTGCATAGTCTAAAGCCTTATTACGGTCTTTATCGTAACTTTCGCCCTCTTTCTTACCAGCTCTCACTAAATACTTTAATACCTGCATTGAGTACCACCCTTTAAGTGATTCATAGTTAAAGGTATGTTGTAAGTATGTGTTTAATTCCATGCCATAATCGTTAGTGTAGTGTCGATTCTTTTTTAAATTCATTCGATATATCCTCCTAAGTATAACCGTTCTTTTGGCTCATCAATAGTAACCTGATTAATATCATAACAATATAACTCCATTATACTAGCTTCATTTTCGGCTTTCTCTTTGGTTGTGAATACTCCAAAAAGTTCAATTTTTGAACCCCAACTTTCATCACAGGTATCTGCTGTTAAAACATACACTTTCATTAAATAATTCCTCCAAACCATGTAATAAGCAATATTGCAAGCATAACTAGCCAAGCTGTTGCGATAAATGTAAAACTAATACCTATAATTATTGCTAAAGTTTTTACTGTGTCTTTCATTTTGTTTTCCTTAATTATATTGTCTATATTTTTCCATCACTCTAGGGTATTTACTAACAAATTCTAGTTGTTCTTGGTGCAGACGTTCCGACCAGCGGAATAGTCTATCAATTTCAGCTAGAGCGTCTAACTTTTGGTACATTTCTTTAATGTAAAACTCTGCATTTCCTACTGATTTCCAATGTGCTGACGTTCTCACAGAGTATCCATTTTCAGCAAGTTTTTGTGCGTTAATATCCGCCTTTTCTTTTTTATTAATCAGGCTATCAATTTCTTTAAATATAATCTTTAGCAATTTTACTTGATAGTTTTGTACTATTTCTTCCGTTGTCATCTCTGCACCTCTTTCATAATTATATTCTATCAAATTGTTTTCACTTTGTCAAATATTAACTTCCCTTAATCATAAATAACTTTTCATTTTTCCATTTGTTACTTGTTCCACCTTGGAAAGAACTACGTGCTTTATCAAAAGAATATACAGCTTCAAATCGTTCGTCCGAAATTAAATAACTCGAAATTATAATAATATTATTTTTAGCCATTTCAAATGCCCAGTCATAAAACTCTTGACTATCGAATGAATTTATATAACTATCTTGTGAAGTTCCTTCATAAGGTGGGTCAAGATATAGAATGGCTCTAGAAACTTTGCTAAAATCTTGATAACTTTTATTCGTTGCTTTTACTTCGTCGAGTTGTTGAAGTCGTTCAACTTGTTGAAGGTGTTCGAGTTGTTGGAGTCGTTCGAGTTGTTCAACTGCTTTCTTATATGTTTGAGTCTGTTTATAACCGCTAAAAATGTCATACTTTTCAATTATTTCTTTAGCTAGATTATATTTAAAATCTGAAATTTCTTTGTTGTATAAATAATCTTTCTTATTATTGCCGAAAGAGTTGACTAGTAACTTCAAAAAGTCATCTGTCGTTTTGTTCTCTTTTGCCTTAATATCGAAGAACTCCTCACGTGAAATAATAAGGGTTTTAATCCATTCACGGTCTTGTGAAATAACTCGTTCAAAAGCGTTTGTTATATCCTTGTCTAAGTCATTATAATGGACTTCTAAGCCATTTAAAACACATTCTGCTGTAATTGCTCCACCACCTCCGAAAATGTCATATATCTGCTTATCTGTGCCAAAGTTCTGTTTGATAATCTCAACTATTTTCTTACTTATTTTTTTCTTACTTCCTTGGTACGGTAGTCCGATTGGTTTGCCTTTTCTAATTTTCTTCTCGTCTAAATTAAGCATTATTTATTTTTTGTCTTTCTAATTTGATAAAATTTGTTCCAGTTTTCTATAATTTCCAGTAATTCTGGTTCATCGTATTCGGTAAACAGTTCAACCTGTGATGTATACCAGCAATGTAAGCAACGCCCGCAGTTATAACAGATATTTGTATATCCTCTGCAATCTTTACAAACTCCTAAGCCGTCACTAGTTGGAATATCGAAGCAATAGCAATATCTTTTATCTTTCGTGTATTTTCTTTCCATTATTCTGACCTGTCTAGTTTAATTCCATTTAAACATAAAATGCAGTCTCCACTAAATTAATTCTTTTAACTAAATTTTCAAAAGTTCTCATTTATTTACCTCTTTTCGTTTTAATAATATCAACTAATACGAAGAACGTACATAGTCCGATTCCGATAAGTCCTATTAAAATAGCTTTATTTTCCATTTTTTCTCCTTTACGATATATACTATTATATACTATTTACTCCTCTTTCTCAAGCGATAAGTTCCATAAACCACTAATAAAATAATTGTTATTATAAATAGCGGTGGAATAAATACAGTTACAGCAAACCA